ATAGCCATGTCTTCAAACCCTTCTAAATCAAGGTCTACCTGCATTTCTAAAAGAGTATGCCTATCATCAAAGTTGTAAGTATTACTCTCGCCTGTCATCTCGTCATACTTCTTGCGTATATCGGATTGATTATCAGACGGCTCAGGTATATCTATGTCACGATAAAATCCTGCAACCTGATTTTTTCTAATTTCATTTGTAGACTTGTGCATTACATGAGTTGCACGTTGACAAGTTTCTAAATCACTTGCTCCATAATTAACTACCACATCTTCAGCCGGAACAAATAAAGAAGCAGGTCTTTCTAAGTTCGGGTCATAATAAACTTTTCTAAAAGCAGAACCGGCAAGTGGCAAAGAGAATAACATCTTTTCTGTTTCTGTCCTGTATTCTGACATCTGGTATGTCAACAAGAAGTTCAGATAATCTTGTACTCGACCTGCTTGTTTGGTTTTATCTTCTGTCATCTTTCCAACAATCTTTGTTCTTACAGGTCCTTGTGCCGGAAACATCTCAGCAATAGATTGCGATTGAAACCTTATTACTGCTTCACTTAGCATAGGGTGAAATACTCCACAAGCTCCTGCCCATGGTGTAGTTCTTTCCTCTATCTTCAAACCTAATTGGTCTAAACCTTTAACATAAGTTTCTTCCCAATCAGAACGTGAGTCTTTGTCTGCTTGATATTGGGAAATCAAATCACCACCTAAAACATTTAAGTCATCTTCAGACATTAAGTCTGCAAGGTTTGAATTGAAACCAGATTCAATTGAGTTTTCAGACTCAGGGTCAAAATCAATAATCATTCCTCCATCTTCCGTAGCTATTGCTACGGAGTCAGGATTATCTATGGAGATTGATAATTCTTCTTGTTCTGGAAGTGCGTCCGTACCCTCGATAGGAGTAGCCGGAGTGTTTCTTTCTATTGCCACTTAATACCTCAGTAATAGTCTGCGACTTTATTATGTTCTAAAGGCTCATCTTCCTCGTCACTCTCTAAAGGAATAAACCCACCTTGTCTAAATCTTAGTAATGCTTGTGTACTGCTATCAACTAAATCATCATGTTCCATATTAGGAAACCCTGCGAATTGTTCTATCACTTCTTCTCCCCACCTTGTTTCAGGACACCATACTACACCAGAACTGAATAAATCTGAAACAGCATTTACTCTTGAAATCTTATCATTACCTCTGCTAGGTGTGTATTCTTGTACCGGAATACCTATAGCACGTAGCTCAAATATCAGAGGCATACCTGCAGCCTTAGCCTCAACTATAAAAGCATCAGGTTTATATTCATTGTATTTATCTTGAGCCTTTCGTTTCAACTCAGGAAACTCTAATCTTTCTTGGTAAGCGTCTAACAAAATAAGATTAGGTACAAACTTACCTTCATCATCTTCGTTGTAGAAAACACCCCAAGTAGTACAGGCAGAGAAGTCAGCTCTTTGATTTTTCATAAAAGCTGTATCCCAAGACTGAATAATAAACTCGCAATCCGGTGGATTTCTACCTTCCCACACATTCCACCATTCCCTTTTTATCAAAGCTCCTTCTTCGGAGGTAGGGTCTTGTTGGTATTGTGATTGCCATTTGCTATTAGGTAACTCTGCTTTTAAAGCAGATAATTCTTCTAATGACCAAAACTCTTCCCATAATGGATTACCTGAAGGCAAGATAGCAGGGAGTTCTATTACTTCCCATTGGTCTGCACCACCACGTTTAATACTTGCGTCAACAACTTGACCGGTTAAATCCCTTTGATGCCATCTTGTCATTACCATAATGATTGAGCCATTCGGTTGCAAACGTTGTCTTGGTCCTGAGGTATACCACTCATAGGTACGATTAAAAACATTAACATCGCCACTCGCACCTTCTTGTTCAGAGTGTGGGTCATCAATAATCAATAGGTCTGCACCTTTACCGGTTACAGCACCACCAACACCTATCGCAAAGTATTCGCCACCCTTATTGGTATTCCAACGTCCGGCAGCTTTACTATCTGATTGCAAACTGATATCAGGGTAGATAGCTTTATAGTCTTTACTGTTAACTAGGTTTCTTACCTTCCTACCAAAACCGACAGCTAACTCTGCAGTATGGGCAGTCTGGATTATCTTCTTATCAGGATATTGCCCTAGAAACCACGCAGGGAGCAGATAAGACGCAAACTCACTCTTGGTGTGTCTAGGAGGCATATTAACAATTAAACGCTTTAAATCGCCTCTAGCGACCTTCTCGAACGCTTCAGCCATTATCTCGTGATGTTTACCATGAATAAACGCTGACCACATCTCTCCAACAAAATTCATAAAATTGTTTTGAGATAGCTCACGTTTCTTCGCAGACTCTAACTCCTCAAGCAAATCAAGAAGCTCTAACTTACTATCAGAGTCTAAATTCTTCACTTGATTTAATATATTCATAAACAATCCATAGTATCTACTAGGTAAGTATCTACTTATTAAAAAAACTTAATGGGTATATATACCACTTGGTATATACTATATAGGAGGTATATCTACTGCTAGACTTTAACATAATATACCCTCTTCACATTCAACGCAATAACTTATTAAAAAAAAATATACTATGGGGGGTATGGGACTCCTACCCTTTATCCACATTCGATTATATATATCAAACAAAAAAAGCTATCACTTTGCTATATAATAGGGGGGGGTATACCAAAGTTGGGTATCGAATGAGTGAATCACTATGTATAGAGTGACAAGCAAGTTGCCAATTACTCAATGGGGGTGTGGGTCGCCTAGATTTCTCACTTTGATTTTGCTCAAGTGGTACCTATCTTTCCCAATTACTGGGCAAAGCATAATTCAATATGATCTGAGAATTCAGATGATGATAGCCTAGTGCTATCTCTTATTAGTGGTGGTCGTCTACTGCTTCGTTCTCTAGCAGTCTAAGTATCTCTGCCTCAATTGTTGAGGAGTCTCTCTGTTCTTTTACTTCGACTGTATCGGTAAACATACCGGAAGTTTTTCCTAGTAGTTCCAAAGACCTAACCCTACTTGCCGGAGTAGAATCCTCGTTGTCTCCTCGACTCTCTGCATGGAGCCTTTCTAAAACATAACTCCTCGTACGGATAGAGGAAGCTACTACTCCCTCCTCTCGCTTACTGATAGCACGTTGTATGCTTAGGGAAATCTTAGGGTTAGCTAACATCTTGGAAGCTTCTACATTTACCCATTTAGGAATGGAGCCGTTCTTGTTTAACTTCACGTCATAGACTTTTGCGTATGCTTCTTTGTAAGTTGTTTTACCTTTTACTATCTCTTCAATGAAGGCTCTCTGTTTAGGAGTAAGGTCTGTTTCTGGTTTCGGTTTCGTGCCGACTATTTTTAGGTTGGGTTTTTTCTCATCACTCATACAAAACATTTTACCGGTAAACCTTTTCCCACGTAATGACCACAGACTGATAGCTAAATAGAGGTATATTTAAGGGTACATTTTGCTATAATCCTCTTATGGCAATGACGTTTTTCTGTACCCAAAAATCAAGCAAGGACTTGAGGCTCAAACTCGTCATAATTTTTGAGGAGGTGTCTATAGAAAAGTAGTTTTAATTTTTATCGGTAGTCTATTCGTACAGACTCCGTGGAGGTCGTCCTAGTATTCTTTATTACCCAAAAACTAGGTCAGGTCGTGATGATAAATTGGTGGAACAATTTTAGCCGTACCTCAAACACCCTTACCTAAATGCTATATGGAGTATTGAAACAGATACGAAAGCAGTAGGTCTCGAAAGCAAAGTGACAGCAATTGCTCCAACGAGACCGAGTCTTGATGTTAAATAAACAGACCCTAAATAATTTTCTTTGCGACAGAAATTCCTAACCAAATTATTTGAGAGGGATAGCGTTTTGTTATCCCTTTCGAATTTCTTACTGTCACTAGGTGTGTGCCTAGTCTGAGGAAGCGAAAGCAGAAACAGTTAACTTAATATATTTCTTAGGAGGAAATATGAAAATACAAATGACAGACGTTCATGTCTCTAAACTGAACAGACGTAGTAGAAAGAAACCTATTGCGAAATTTAAATTTGAGAAGTTCGACAATGAAATTCTCGTATCTAAGGAGGTGTACTAATGAGTGCCAAAGATAAAACTTATACTCCTTCGGAAGCTATCGAAGGTATGTTGGAAATTACTCCAATGGTTAGTGCAGACGGAACGGACTTAGTTCCTTGCTTACTCGGTGGAGTAGGTATCGGTAAGTCCTCTCTAGTCGAACAATATGCTAAGACTCTCGCTAATGGTCGAAAGCTTGTCTACGGAAAAATAAATCCGAGCGAGGACGAGTTCTCTCTCATTGACTTGAGGATTGCAGACTTGGAGCCGGAGGACACGAGAGGTGTTCCGGTGGTCGACATGGTCGAAGGAGAGCCGGTACAAAGACTCGCTCAATTACAAAACTTGCCTATCTCAGGAAGTGGAGTTTTGTTTCTTGACGAGTTCGCACAAGCTACTCCGGAAATGCAAAAGATTGCCGGACGTGGTGTGCGTGAAAGGATTATTGGCGAAACAAAAATCTCTGACGGATTTAAAATTGTTTTAGCCGGTAATAGACAGACCGATAGAGCCGGAGCAAATTCTATCCTCTCTCACTTGTTAGACAGAGTGATAGAAATGCACGTGGAAGGCGATACTAATTCTTGGTTAGCGTGGGCAACGAAGAATGATGTACACCCTCTGATAACTTCGTTCATAAACTATCAGCCTCAGTTCTTAAATCACTTTGACCCTAAGTTGAAAGAGAGTCAGAGTTCCTCAAGGACTTGGTCAATGGCTAGTCCGATAGTTCAAAGATTTGAGAACGATTTGACTAACTCAATGTTCGGAAAGCTTATGAGTGGTTGTATCGGCTCAGAGAGTACGGCTGAGTTCTTAACGTTCGTTAACCTCATGCAAAATGTTCCGTCCCTTGACGACATTGTGAGTGGCGAGGACGTGGAAGTTCCGGAAGGAGTTGGTCTTCAATATGCGACTTGCTGTGGACTCGTTAAGGTCTTGTCTGAGTGCAAGGACAAGGACTTGGTTTCCTATTGGGAAAATGCTCTCAAGTATGTTGAGAAGTTCCCAACGGCTGAGTTCGGTATCTACTTCGTTCGCTCTTGTGTTGGAGCAAGACCGGAGTTGGAGAAGAGCAAGGCGTTCGGACAATTCCGTGTGGATAATCAAAACCTAATTCTGTAGGTCTTGGTTTTTTGGGAAGTGAGAGAAATATTTTACTAGTAAGATATTTTCTCTCGCTGCCATAAACTGATAATCGAGTGTGACTCGGTCTGACGATTACGAGAGTATGAAATCAGTTTATTAAATTTTTTATTTCATGGAGGTATAAATGAATAAAAATAAAACGTTAGAGTCTGTCTTTTCAGACTCGTTTGTTAAGGTGGTCTTTCGCAGAGGTTTACCCTCTGACCAAAAGGTCAATCCTAGGAGCAAGAAGGAGTTAGCAAAGTTGTTTGACTCTGACCCTTCTATGCACACAGCTTCGGACTATTTGTTTCCGGAGAAAATCAATTCCTATTTTAGGAACAACTCATGCTGATTATTTTCTCTCTGATATTCCTGTTGCTAGACAACTACACAGAAATGAACTAGATGAATATGAAAAAAATCTAGGACAGTCTGTTGTTGACTACTTCCAAAAGTATAAAATTAATCCACTTAATATTCCAGCAATACTTTTACCTGGTCATGGTGTGATGGTGTTCTCTAATACAGCAAAGAGGACTCTT